GGTACGCGCGCGAGGCGGAGGCGGACGCTGACGCGCGTCAGTTGGCTATCGCGAAGAAGGCGGTGGCGCCATGAAAGCGGCCGCCTTTGCACCGGCCGCCGCCGACGCCGAGCAGGCGCTCCGCCATGACAGAGAGAAAAGGTTGAAACAGCCTGAAGGAGCCCGAAGGACGCCAGATACCAACGACTTGCGAAGATTGAAACGGCCGCAGCGTGAGAAATGGATGAAACGCCCGAAACGGCCCGCCCGAGAAATGTTTGAAAAGGGTCCCTAGACCCCATCCCGAAGCCGCCGGCTCACCGCCTGGAAATGCTCCACCGCCGCGGCGTTGATCTTCAGCCGCTGGACCCCGGCCGGCTGCACGAACCGCTCCGGGATGAACTCGCTCCCGATGTAGCCGTAGATCGTGTTCCGGTGCAGCCCCACCGCCTGGGCGAACTGCTTCGGCGACAGCCACTCGATCGGCTTCCCAGGGCGCACCACGAACGACCCGTCCCCCTGCGGCGTCGAGACCAACGGCACGAACAGAGGCAGCTCCTCCTGCTGCCCCCCGGTCCCGCCCTTGAGACGCCCGCCCGCCATTCAGTCAATCCTCCATCGGATCAGCTCGCCCCTGAAGGGCAGCCCATGCGTGGCGCGGAACCAGCAAGCCAGCTCTTCCCAGGAGACGAACCCGTCCGCGTGGGCGAACGGCTCCGAATCCATGATCACCGAATCCACCATCGCCGCGTGCGTGCCGATGATGCACTCGCCCACCTGCGTCACCACCACCCGCGCGAACTCCCGCTGCGGCGATCGATACGGCAGCCCCGACCACACCCGCAGTGACAGCGCCTCGCCCACCCGCGCCCGCGGCCGGCCATCCCGGCGATGCGGCCGGATCGTGTGGACCTTCTGCCCGCTCACGATCAACGCCTCGAACCGGCCCTGGAACAGCAGCACGTTCATCCGATCCTCCCATGCGCCTGCCGGCGGACCCGCTCCGCCCGTGCGATCATCAGCTTCCCCTGGCTCTCCATCCACGCCACGAACCGGCTGATCTCCTCCGCCGTCGCGCACGCCAGATGCTTGTAACCGCACTGGCCCGAGATCACCGCCGGACTCGCCGCCGCCAGCGCCCGCACGTCCCGGTCATCCAGCCGCCCGCCGCTCGCCTTGGCCAGCGCCGCGGCCCGGCACCACTCCCGCGACTCCAGCAACGTCCGCTCCAGCCAGCCCACGTTCGGGTCCGCCGGCGCCGCCGCGAACAGGTCCAGTTGAGCGTCCTTCTTCATGCCTTCGTGCCCTCCAGATTCGTCTCCACCTTCGTCTCCACGGGTTGCCGTGCCCGGCGCGCCCGCGCCCGCGCCTTCAGCGTTACCATCAGTTGGCGCAGCCGCCCGTCGTTGAGCGACCGCCAGTCCTGCGTGCCGAACTTCGCCCGGCAGATCGCCCGCACGTAAGCCTCCGGGAAGCCCGCGTGCTCCACCGCCCACACCACCCGCCGCCGCGCATCCTGCTCCGGATGCTCCCAGGCGATCACCGCCTTCAGATCATCCCCGTCCGCCAGGCGCCCGAAGAACGCCACCATCCGGTCCAGCTCCGCGTCCGTGAACTCCTTCGACGACCGGCCGTGGCCCAACGCCACGATGCCGCAGGCGTGCCGCAGATCCTCGGCCGACACCCGGCCGCACCGCTGCCGCGCCAGCGCCAGCGCCGCCGTCTCGATCGCCACCAGCTCCGCCGACGCCCGCCCCTCCCGCCGCACCGGCATCGCCCAGTCATTGATCTCCCAGTTGGCCCGCAACGCCCGCGTCCACGCCGGGAAGTAGAGCCGCCTGGCCTGCGAGCGCGTCATGGCCGTTCCTCCTCGCATTGGGCGCATACGTCGCCGCCATCGCGAACAGCTTCACCGCACACATCACAGAGCGCTCCGCTGCCATTGCAGAGGAAGCATGGCTGGCCTGGATTGGCTGACTCGCCTGAACCGTCACAGTCGCTGCACTTCATCTCCGTTCCCCCTTCGCGCCTTCGCGCCTTCGCTGTGCTCCCGCCCCGAACAGGTCCGGCTCCACCGGCGGCAGCTCCCGGTCCAGGCGCTTGCGTTCGGCCGCCTCGCGCTGCCGCCGCTTCAGCTCTGTGAAGACCGCCCCCGCCATCTCCGCCGCGTCCGGCGGCCGCACCGCCGAGGCCGCCGGCAGACGGCCCAGCACCGCCGCCAGCTTCGACTCGATCGCCCGCGCCGCCGCCTGAATCTCCTCCGCGTGCTCCCGCACATGCTGGTCCACCGCCTGCTCCAGGTAGATCGGGAACCAGCCCGCGCCCGTCGGCCGCTCGATGCGGTTGAGCAGCTCCAGCAGCCGCACCGCCAGCGACTCCACGTCGAACCGCCAGCCCCGGCGATGGCACTCGTGACCGTAGCGCATCACCGCCTTCATCAGCGCGTTGCGGTCCCGCGCCCACTCACGGGCCGGCTTGTCGTGGTAGAACCGCAGCCTCACCCGGTCCATCACCAGCTCGATCAGGTCCTCCATCGTCCGGATCGCGTTCATCGTGTCCTCCACACCCGCACCAGGTGGTCCAGCTTCCGCGACTGGTAACGCCGTGGCCGCCAGATCTGCGTGTAGCGGCTCACCCGCTTCATCAGCCGGGTCGCATCGGCGAACTCCGACACATCCACGCAATCCCCCACCTCCAGCGCGGCCAACGCCGTGGCCAACGCCCCCCGCGGCCGCCCCGGCCGCCGGGACCGCTCCGGCAACGGCACGCCCGACTGGGCTCCGGAGATGGTCAGTGACAGCGCGTTCATGGTCATCCCTTCGTCGGCACGTCGCGCGTGCCGTCCTTGGAGATCTCCAGGCGCACGGCCGGACACGTCCGCGGATCCAGCGACAGCTCCGGGTGCCGCGCCCGCAGCGTCCCGAAGTCCGGCGTGATCACGATCACGGGCACGCCCTGGACGATCATCCCCACGGCCCGGCCGTAGATCACCCGCGAGTTGCCCACGTCATGCACCTGCCCCTCCGGCCACTCGAACTGGCTCACCGTGCTCATACGGGGATTCCCTCCGGGTGCGCGGCGGCCAGTTGAAGCCGTGTCAGCGTGACGTAGGCGGCATCGTCCACCTGCTGCAGCCGGGCGAGGGCTTCCGCCTGCACGTCCTCACCCGCCCGCCGGAACCACTGGGCGTCGGCGGGATGCGCCGCCAGGGTGGCCTCGACCTCCGCGAGCACTTCCGCCACATGGGCGCCGCGCCGGTGGAGCCGGAGCTGTTGGGCGACGTTCATGCGCCCTCCCCGGTGGGCTGGGGGAACCGGATCACTCCGGCCGCCACCAGGCGTTGCACTTCGGCCGCGGTCAGCGGCGTGGCCGGCCCGTCCTGATCCGACACCGGCACGGGCGCCGGCGCGAAGCCGAAGCGCCGCCGCTTCAGCGGATCGTTGCCCGCCGCCAGCACGTCGAACCGCGGCCCCGGCGTGTCGAACTCACTCACCGCCCGGTTCCGGGCCGGATGCCTGCTCGGCTGCCTGCGCTTCATGCGGCCTCCTTCAGTCGGTTGTCCGGGGTCTCCTCCAGCTTCGGCTCCACGAAGAAGGGCTCTTCCTGGACCACACGCACGCCCACGGCCTTCAGGCCGTCCTCGCCCAGCGCGTCGCGCTCGGCCAGCAGGCTGGCCTTGTCCACCTCCTCCTTGGTGCGGATGAAGCGGGCCCACGCCTTGCCGCCCTCGCGGAGGCGTTCCAGCACGCGGTCCCAGGTGAAGCCGGTCCGCGTCTTCAGCGTGGGGTTGCCGGTGCGCCAGCCCAGCGTGCCGTGGGTGAACTCCACCGAGCGCCGCTGGCCGAACTCGCCCGGATTCGCCTCGGCCCACACGCGGAGCTGCTCGGCGCGGGCCTCGATCTCGGCGTTCGCCGCCTCGATCTCGCCCTGGAAGCGCTCGTCGAGCGCCTGCAGTTCGGTCTCGCGCGCCAGCGCGGCCGAGTTGCGTTGGATGGTCAGCGCGCGGATCTCCGCCAGCGCTGCCTCGGCCGCGGCCCGTGACTTGATCACCGGGGCGGTCACCTTCACTCGTCTCGTCTTCAGTCCTGTGCTCATGGGTCTAGTGGTTCCTGTCGTTCCTGCGTTCCAGATTCATTGGGCCCCGGTCCTCGTGGCCCTGGGTGTCGGCCACGCCCATCCGGGCGTCGCCGCGGTGGTGGGCGAAGCAGATCGCGCCGACGAGCAGCACGCCCGTGCCGGCCAGCCCCAGCAGGCAGCCGAGGAGATGCAGCGCGTTCATGCGGGGATGCCCTCCGGGCTCGGGGTGGCCGCGGCATGGTGGCCGCAGAAGTCGGTCGGCTGCGTCTGGGGCCAGCGGGTGACAACCAGCCGGCCGCGTTCGGTGTCCTTCTCCAACACCATCGGCGAGCGGCGCCGGCACTCGCCCAGGGGCTGGCCCAGCCGGGTGACCTGGGTGATCGGTCGGAACCACCGGCACGTCGCGCACAGGGCGTTCACGCGGCACCTCCGTTCACGTAGGGCTTCACGGCGGCGGCCTTGGCCAGCTTCCGCTGCCGGCGCTCCAGGGCGGTGATCACCGAGCGGTGGTGGGTGTGCCTGCGCTCGTAGGTGAGGCAACGCTCGACCTCTGCGGCCGAGAGCTTGGGCACCTGGTGGCGCACGGCCTCGTCGGCGCTGGTGCAGCAGGTCTGCCACACGCACTCACACGTCGGGCAGGCTTCGCCGTAGGACTTCGCGGGCTGGAACGCCGCGTGGCAGATGCAGCAGGTCTTCACGCGGCACCTCCCACCACCTGGTCAATCTCGTCGCTGTCGAAGCCGCACTCGCGGAGCACGGTCCGACGGGTGTCCTCGGCCAGCCCTTGGCGTCTCAGCCGGTGATTCAGATCGACCAACCGGATCACGCGGATGATCTCGTCGCGCTGCCGGCAGCCGCTCAGGACCTTGGATTCCATCTCGTCGGGGTGGGTGTCTTGGAGTGCTGCCAACGCGTTGATCAGCCGCCGGAAGGATTCCGTTCCAGGACCGAGGATGTAGCGGAACTCCGCCCGGTCCTGCACTTGGATCAGCACATGACGGACCGCCTTCTGGCAGAGTTCGAGCTTCATGGTGTCGCTCATGCCTCCCCCCTTGCTTCCAGGATGTGGCCCCAGGTGAAGGGATCCCTGCCGGCGAGCAGCTTGCCCTCCTGCAGGTCCTCGAACAGCCGGCGGATGCGCCCCGGCTCGCGGCTGATCTTCACCAGCTCCTTCAGGTGCGCCTTCGCGTCGCGCAGGCCGAACGCCTTGGCGATGGCCAGCACGTCCTCGTCGGGTGCCCACTCGGGCAGGCGCAGCCAGCGGTTGCGACCGCCGCTCCGGCCTTCGATCTGCTCGAACCAGCCCTCGATCATGCCCGCCACCAGCCGCCGCTCGAACAGCGGCGTGATGCACAGGATGATGGTGCAGCCGGTGGTGTCCTGCAGCCGGCGCAGGAAGGTGAAGGCCGGCTGATCGCTGTCGCGCTCGCCCAGCCACAGCTCCTGGGCGTTGTCCACGATCACACAGCGCTGCGCCCGCTCGGTGGCCGTGCCCAGGGAGAGCCGGTGCATGATGTGCGCCCGCATGTCCGTGGTGTTGGCCTTGGAGCTCAGCCCGTAGCAGCGCGAGAGCACGCGGAGGAACTCGCCGAAGCTGCCGCGCTCCGGCGCTTCGACCAGCACGGTCGTCCCGTGGTTGTGCCGCTGGCGATACTCCCGCATGCACGCGGTCTTCTGGCTGCCGGTCGCGCCCACGATGATGCCCCACTTGTTCACCCGCGCCGCGGTGCGCCGCTGGTCAATGAGACCGGCGATGGCCTCCCAGGTGGTGGTCTCCACGAAGGGCACGAGTCCGCGCATGGACTCGATGCGCTGGTTGGTGCGCAGCGCGCCGATCTCCTCGACGAGCTTGTCGGCCGCCACCACGGGGTTGACCGTCTCGTCGCCGCGCGCGTCGCGCTTCCAGCGTCCGCGGAGGATCTTCGACCAGGTGGTCTTGTCGCGGTGGATGCCCAGCTCGCGGAAGCGCGAGACCAGCATGTCCACGTCCTTGTGGCAGTGCTCGCGGGTGAAGACCTTCAGCCACACGTAGAGCTCGCGGAGCTCGCCGGGCATGTGCTCGGCCTCGTGGGCGATGGTCACGTCGTCCCACTTGATCATGGGACCGTCGTAGTCGGGCCGGATGGTGCCGGCGGGGGTGTTGGTGTCGTCCATTGTGTCGTTCCTCCGATCGTTCCGTCGTCCTCAGTCCGCGTCCGTCGCGGCCAGCGCCGCCTGGCGCCGCCGCTGCTTGGCGATCCGTGAGGCGAAGTCGTCCTGGGTCACGGGCGCGAAGGCGTTCGCGCTCCGGATGGCCGCCGGCCGGGCCGGGGCCACGGTGCGGCCGTCCTCCGGCCGCGGGGCTGCCGCGGCGTCCTCGGGCGTGCCGCCGGCCGCTTCCCGCCGGGCCTTGATCTCCGCGGGCAACTGCCGGCTCGGGGCCGTCGCCGCGATGTCGCCGTAGAGCGTGGTCAGCGCCTGGTTGTAGCGGCGCTTCAGCTCGTGGCCGTCGCGGCTGTGATCGAGGAACAGGCCGCGGGCGCCGAAGCCCTCCGCCGTGCAGAGGAACTCCCCGGTCGCCGCGTCGTGGATCTGGGCCGGCTCGTCGGGCGCCTCGCTGTCGAAGTAGGCGGCCACCTCGCGGCCTTCGAGTGCGGGGAAGTGCTCAGGGTTGCAGTAGCGCGCGAGGGCGCGCTCGCCCTGCGCATCCGTGAAGCGCGCGGTCACCCAGCCGCGGGTCACCTTGGTGACGTGCCAGGAGCGGCGGAACAGGTAGCTCTCCGCGTCGGGCAGGTGCCGGAGCGGATGCTCCCGCAGGCCCTGCTCCCACAGCAGCCGGGGCACGCCCTTGAAGACTTCGCCTTCCATCGGCTCGCTGTTCAGGAACTCGATCAGGCCCTTGAGGCGCGTCATCAGCTCGGTGCCGCTGAGGAAGTGCTCGCGGGGATCGGCGCTGCCGCGGCGGCACGCCTCGAACTGCCGCTTCGCCCGTTCGTTCGGCCGGCGCATCTGGTCGCGGCCGAGGTTCCCCCACAGCGTCCCCTCCAGCGTCTGCATCCGGTCGAAGGCCGCTTCGACCGGCTTCGACTTGGGCAGGTAGCTGGTCCACGTCTGCAGCGTGCCGGGGAAGGCGAAGTCGGCGCCGTGCGTCTGCCGGTGCCAGTCGGTCACGTTGGTCGGCAGCATCCGCAGGCCGCCCACGCGGCGTTCGAGCGGGATGCCTTCGACCTCGGTCTCGACCTTCTGGCCGCGGATCAGGTTGGCCTCCCAGGAGCCGCGTTCGAGCTGGAAGCCGAGGCGCGGCAGCCCGTAGAGCTGGAAGGCCCGGCCGAACATGGCCCAGATGTCGCTCGCCCGGTAGGCGCTGGTCTCGCGGGCGATCAGCGCGACGCTGAAGATGGCGTTCGAGGCCACGTCCATCAGCGGCAGGAGCTGGCCCTGCAGGAGCTTCACGCCGAAGCGGTGTTCGCAGCTCGCCTTGGGGAACGCCGGGTTGCCGAGCGCGTGCGGCCACGGCACCCACCAGCCCCAGATGGGCGTGGTGTCGTCGGAGGTCCACACGTCGCCGGGCAGGATGTCCACCTTGCGCGGGATCCAGAAGCCGCGGAGGGCGCTGGCGCGCGGGCCCTGGTGGCGGAGGGCCAACGCGGGGTTGCGGCGCAGCTCGTCGCGCACGCTCGGGGGCAGCGCGTGCTTGCTGCTGCGGCGGCCGCCGTGCGCGGCGTAGTCCACGAGCTGGGCCAGCGGCTCGGGGGCGATGGGCGAGTGGGCGAGCATCCGGAGCGCCATCACCTCGCTCTGGGTGTCGTGGGCGAGGCCGCGGGCCTGCCGCATGAGTTCGCCCACGGTCACGTCGCCCAGGGATTCGCGGAGCTTGGCCATCGCCGACTTGCGGCCGCAGCGGTGCGTCTCGGGCAGCAGCGCGGGGAAGCCGCCGGCGGTGAAGCGGGCGTCCCACCGGTCGAGCGTGGCGCGGGAGCAGTCGCCATCCACATGGCGGCAGATCTCGGCGACGGCCTGGTTGCGGGTGCGGCCGCTGGCCTGCAGGGAGCGGTAGAGCTCGACGAGCCGCTGCCGGCGGCCGGCCTCGGTGAGGCGCTCGGCGGAGACGGGGGCGGAGTCCGGCGCCGGATCGCAGGCCGGCGCCGGGAGGGGCGGAAGACCGCACGCATGCACGTCCTGTGGGAGGCGATCCGTGGCGGCGGTGGGGAGAGGGGTGACCTCCATCTCCCCGGCATCGCCTCGCGGTTCAATGGCTGCGCAGGCGGACAGGTCGGGATCAACGATGGAGGTCAAGTCGTTCATGGGGTGAGGCTCAGTGGAGAGGGTCGGGGATCACTCGGCGGTCGGTTCCGCACTCGCCGCGTCCACGGCCTTCTTCGCGGCGCGGGCGCTCGCGATCACGAGCTCAAGCACGTCGCCCGGCAGCTTCGTGAGCGTTCGGCGCAGCGTCTCGGCCGCGTAGTCGCGCTGCTCCTCATCCCACTTCACGAAGTGCAGCGCCGGCTTCACCAGGTTCTTCCAGCCGGCCTCCCAGTTGTTCAGCGCGGAGTTGCGGTCGGGCTTGAACTTGCCCTTGGTGGCGCCCGAACCCGCGATGCCGGCAATCGCCGCGCCCAGGCCGATGGGCTCGTGCGGATCCAGGATCTTCGGCTCCCACTCCTGGCGGAGCTTCGCCCCCACCTTCCCGTCGGTGAACAGCGTGTGGAGCTTGGCCGCCTGGAACAGCAGGTTGCGCCCCAGGTGCAACTGCTCCGCGAATTCGTCGGCCGTGGGCAGCGGCGGCAGGGTGATCTTGCCCCCGCGGCGGAGCTGCTCCTCGCGGCGTTCCTTCGCCGCCAGCATCGCCGGGCCGATCTTCGCCGCGGCGAAGTAGGCGCGCTGGCCCTGCGTCTGGTGGTTCCGCCCGGCAATGGCGCCGAGGATGATGGTGAAGACCTCGTCTTCGCCGACCTCGATGCACGGGGCGGTGTCCTCGCCGGCGTCCACGAGCCACCAGTAGCGGTGGCGGCCGTCCACGATCGCGCCGGTGGCGGTCACGTAGATGGGCGGGCAGCCGCCCTGCTCGGTCCACGCCGTCTTCATGGCGACGTAGCGCGGGTCCTTGGGGGCCATGCGCGGGTCGTCGGCGATGGCGGGGTGGATCGTCAGCTCCTTGAGCGGACGGAACGTGAGGGGTCGTTTGGTCAGTGCTGTCTTGGTGTCCATGGGTCCAACGTGTTGCTGTGATGGAGGCGTGGCCTCCGAGAGGGGTGAGGGTGTCGCCGCGTCCGGCAGTTCGTCGCCGATCCGCAGGTCGATGATGCGGACGGCCTCGGTGACCTTCTCCTGATCGAAGAAGCCGCGGGCCCAGCGGAAGCCCACGTCGAGCGCCGTGTCACGGGTCGCCCAGCGGCGGACGCCGACCTTGCAGGGGCCTGAGGTTCCGGCCTTGGGCGAGCTGAAGTCGTAGCCGACGTGCCACCCGCCCTCGTGCTCACAGAGCCGGATCACGGCCTGGCAGCCGCGGGGCAGGCCGGGGATGACCACGGTCTCGGTGGGTGCGAGCACGCCGTGTTCGTTCGGCGCCGCGCTCTTGGCTCCCGGCTTCACCTGGCACCTCCGGTTGGACGGCGGCGGAATTGCGCGGGGTTCCAGCCGGCGGCGAGCACGGCCCGGATCAGCGGGCGCATCTCCCGCGCCGCGGTGTGCAGCTCGACCAGGGCGAGCCGATGGGCCGCGGCATGCTCGGCGTAGGGGCGCAGCCGGCTCGCGAGCAGGGCGTTGTTCCGGATCTCTTCCACGGCCATGCGGGCGAGACGCATCGCGGGCCAGACTTCCACGCGGAAGGCCACGGTCTCGGGCACGCGGGGTGCCAGGGTGGTGCGGCGGTTCATCGGGCGGCCTTTCCCACCGTGAGGGCGGCGTTGCAGCCGCGCACGAAGGCGCCCCCGGCGAAGCCGAGGAAGAGGGCGAGCATCAGCGCGGTGCTCAGCCCGACCAGAGTGAGGCCCACGCGCCGGCCAAACGTCAGGAGGTGATGGTGTGGTGTCTTCATGTCCGTCGTCCTTGGAGAAATTCAGCGGGTGGCGTCTCCGCAGTTGCATTCCTGGGTGGCCATCCGGAGCCTGCGCACGAACACCCCGATCCCAATGCCGCTCGACAACCCCATGACTGCCGCCGCCGCCGTGATCGCCGGCATCAGCGCGCTGGTGCTCGCCTCGTCCAAGCTGATGGCCGCCGCCAACGAATGGCGGAAGACCACGCACGCGCTGAACGCCGCGAACCAGCCCAACGATCCGGCCACCTCGGCCAAGTGGTGGCGCAACTCGCGGATGCGACAGGCGGTGTTCGACGTCGCCCAGACCGTCATCGGCATGCTCCTCCTGATGACCCTGATGGCCGTCAACCCGCCGGTGACGATGGCCAGCATCTCCCAGGCGCTGATCGGCACGGCGATGGTCATCTCTGGCTCGATCACGCTGCGGTTGCCGGGCTCATTGGACCATTGAGGCTTCACCGGGCACCTCCCTGGGTCGGTTCAGTGAAGAGGGGGGCTTGGCGGAGCTGGCGGGCGAAGGCGAAGCACCGCTGGTCCACCCCTTGCGCATTGACCACCATCAGGGCCACGACAACCTCGCCGCATGACCCCGGAAGATCGGAAGCACGCCGCTCATCGGCACCTCGCGCTGGAAGCCATGTTGGTGACCCTGCAAGCCCAACAGCGGCTGACCCTGGAAGTGCTGGCGGCCCTGAGTGACCGGCTGGGCTGTGACTGGCCACCGGGCTCGTGGACCCACCGGCAGGCCGAGCTGGAGGATTACTACTCCAATCTTCAGGAAGCCCTTCGGCGAGACGATGGAGTTCCACCGACCGTCGGAATCGGCGAACCCTTGCTTCCCATTCCGCCGCGCCGGGAACCGTGAACGGACTGCGGTTGGTGGTGCTCATCGGGCACCTCCGCCGTTGACGCCTGCGCCGACCGCGGCAGCCTCCACCAATGACCCCGGAGGAATCGAAACGGCTGGAGCAACGCATCCATCAACTGGAGTCGGCACTGATCTCCCTGCTGGCCCGGCAACAGGTGCAGACGGAGATGCTGGCGGGGCTGTCGGCCCGGCTGGGCTGTCACTGGCCGCCGGGAGCGGCGGACAGCCGCCTGGCTGAGATGGAGACGTATTGGGCCGTTGCGCTTCCGCTTCCGCCCGGCGTGCCAGTTCCAGCCGAAACAGCCCCAGGCGAACCCATGCGGCCACTTCCTGAGCGCCCGTTCTAAGTGTGCTCATCGTCCTAATCCTCCGTTGGTGGTTTCCGTGAAGAGGGGGGCTTGGCGGAGCTGGCGGGCAAAGGCGAAGCACCGCTGGTCCACCGCCTCCAGTTCCGCGGCGAGCTTGAGGAGCTGATCGGTCTGATCAGGGTTGCCGGCGTATTCGGCCAATGCGCGGTAGAGATTCGAGCGGACGGCAACGGGCTCTTGCTGAGCGGTTCGCATGACGTGGTCGAAGAGGATTGTCCGATGGTCAGGCATTGAAGGCCCTTTCCGCAGCACGCTGAATCTTCCGAGCCTCAACCCCGTTCCGAAGACCCTTAAGGGAGTCATAGACCGTGCTCGGAACGAACCCCCGAGACTCCGCCCAAGACCGCACCGTGAATCCGGACTCGATCATCCGAGCCCGGAGGCGCTGGTAGTTGGCTCTTGCTTGAGGCGTCATGTCGCGTAATCTGTATGCAGGATTACGCAGAACTACGCATCACGTCAAATGCAAAGTGAAGAAAAGGCGCAGAAGTTCGCCCGTCGCCTGATTGGGTGCCGCAACGCACAGGGGCTCACTCAATCTGAATTGGCCCGTGCTGCGGAGGTTTCCCTGCGCTCTGTCCAGATCTGGGAGAGTGGGAATGCGAATCTTCCAAGGCCTGCGCACTTGCGCAGATTGAGCGAAGTTCTGCACGTCTCGATCGGCTACCTGTTCGGGGACGACGCCAGCGCGGCTCGGGATGCAGCAGGCGAGTCGCCAGGCGATCACCGGGACGCGCCGGCCGTGGTCCGTGATGAGATCCCAAGTTGGCAACGGGACTTGTCCAATCGGATGGCGGACCTGCCTGAGTGGCGCCTTCGCCGCGTCCTCACTGCGGTTCACTCCATGTTGGATGCCTTGGCCGAGGCACCCGCCGCCGATCCGCCGCGGGCCCGCTACTCCCAGCCACCCCCGCCGCCGCCTAGTTCCGCGCGGGACACGAGCATGGAGGCACACGCGGCCTTGGTGCCGGCACACATGGCACCCCGTCCCGCTGCATCACCTCGTGCAACACCCACAGTTGCTTCGCCCAGCGGTAGTGAGCACGGGCCAGCGACTCCACCTCCGCACTCGATCGTCCAATGACCGTCTGCTCCAGCACCGGTTCCAATCTGACCCGGAGATCCAACTTGAGTTGCCGGGGATCGTTTGTCCTCTTGGGCTTCATCGCCCGGCATCGTCCGGGCCACCTCAGTCAACCGCCGTCCCACGGAATAACCTGCGAACAACTCACGTCATGAAGATTGTCACGCCCCTTGTCTGTGCCGGAATCGTTTGCTTGTCCGGCTGCTCACCGGATCCACGCGACGAGAAGATTGCCAGGCTCGAACGCGAACTTGCCGTTCTGCGCGAACAGGTGATCAGCAACCACGAGCAGCTCACACTGACGGTCACCAACCAGATCGCGCAGATGTCCAAGACCTGCGTTGATGCCATTTGGCCACACATTGAATCCAGCTCTCGGGCCGTAGAAGAGCTGCGGTTTGTAAGCACGAACACAGTGGCCGTCGTTTACCAGTTGGCCTCGGCAAGGCAGCGTGAAACCCTTATGCGTGCTGCGCCGCCCCAGCAGCAACGCAGAATTGCGTCCCCGATCGCGCCATGAACGAATCCACCTCCGAACCCCGCTGTGCCGCGGCCGAGCTGGCCGTGCAATCGGGACGCCCGCCCGGCTTCGTCTTCGGAACAAGGCCCAGGGCAAAGGCAAGCCCGCTCGGTCCGGCGCCGGATGCGCCGCCCCGTCCGCCCCGGTCGCGCCTTGCCTACCTGCTGCTCGCGCTGTTCGTCGGCGGGTCCGGCCTGCACAACTTCTACGCGGGCCGGACGCTGTCAGGCCTGCTGCAATTGCTGTGCTTCGTGGCCGCCTTGGCCTTGGGCAACCTGATCGCGCTCGCCGTGCTGGGCGTGTGGCTGATCGGCGACATCGTGCTGGTGACCCGCGACGGTTCCGGCCAACCCTTCGCCTGATGCTCCTTCGCGCCTTCGCGTCTTCGCTGTGGGTCCTCAGCGCCCTGGCCGCGCCCCCGCCGCCGCCGTGGCAGACGTGGCAGACGTGGACGAACTGCACGATGATCGAGGACGCGCACAACGACGGCGACTCGTTCCGTGTGGCGCACGGCACCAACCGCCTGGTGTTGCGCCTCTACGCCGTGGACTGCCCGGAGACCACCCGGAGCCTCAAGGCCCGCGTGGCCGAGCAGGCGGCGCATTGGCAGACCAACACCGCCGGCGTGCTCGCCCTGGGGCAGGTGGCCACCGAGTTCACGCGCACGCACCTCGCGGCGGCCCCTTTCACCATCATCACCCGCGGCGCACACACGCCCAGCGGCGGCCGGGTGACCGGCTACGTGACGCTGCCCGACGGCCGCGATCTGGGCCGCCTGCTGCTGACGAACGGCCTGGCGCGCTCCCACGGCTACGATCCGCGGGGACCCCACTAACCGGACGGGCTGTCCATTTTGGGCTAGCCCCTCCGTCGGAACGTGGCACCGTCCCGGCCGCGTGAACTCCTGCGGACATCCCGGCATTCTCGTTGCCATTGAGGGCATCGACGGCGCCGGCAAAACGACCCAGGCCAATCTTGTCGCGGAGGAGCTCCGGCGAATTGGCTTGGAAGTGGTGCTGTCGAAGGAACCGACAAACGGTCCGCATGGTCGTCGCCTGAGGGAATCCGCCTGGAGCGGCCGCCTGTCCCCGGAAGAGGAGCTGGAGGAATTCATTGCGGACCGGAGGGAACATGTTCGCGATCTGATCCGGCCGTCCCTGGAAGCGGGCAAGGTGGTGATTCTGGACCGCTACTACTACTCCACTGCGGCCTACCAGGGATGCCGCGGGCTTGATTGGCGGGACATCATCCGCCGCAACGAGGAGTTCGCACCAGTGCCCGACCTGTTGGCGATCATCGAGATTCCGCCTGACATCGGGGTGGAGCGGGTAAGCCTCCGGGACGGTCGGGCAAACCACTTCGAGAAGGTTGAGGATCTCCGCCGGTGTCACGACATCTTCTCCGCGGTCGAGGGGCGGCACATCCGGCGGATTTCAGGAATGCTCCCAGTGAAGGCGATTCGGGACGACATCATTGCCTGCGTGCTTCAACGGCAATGCGACCGCATCACCCTTCTTGGTGGCGGAACCGCTGAAGAACGACAGGAGCAGATGGCCCGTTTGCTGCGGTCTTGGGACTTCTCCCCCGAACCCGCGGCCACTTAAGCCACATTTCCGCCCAAAGCCCCCGGCTTTCCCTTCGGTCACGGGACAATTGATTCCCGGTGCGCTCACCCTGTGAGCGCATGTTGGACACAGCGCAGCGGCCCCCGAAGACGAGCATAGTCTCCTCAGGATACTATGGTCGCTCCCAGACCCCGAATCGCCTCTCCGGCGAGCATAGTCTCCTCAGGATACTATGGTCGGTCCTGAGCCCGAATTGCCCCTCGAAGACGAGCATAGTCTCCTCAGGATACTATGCTCCGTCCCCGGCCCGGAATCGCCTTTCCGGCGAGCATAGTCTCCTCAGGATACTATGGTCGGGTCTTGCCGCCCTGACCACCCCCTTCCGCCGGACGTGGCGCGGTTCCGCGCCTCCGTCGTCCAACGTGTCGCGTCCCTCCCTCGCGCTGCGTCCGGCTCCTCCCTCTCCCATGAAGACTCCCCGCACCTTCGCGGCGGCGTGCGCCTGTCTGCTGGCCGCGTTCGCCGTCTTCGCCCTCACCTTCGCCGCCGGCGCCCAGGAGCTGCCGGTCGCCACGCCGGTTGACCCGGCCGCCGTGGTCACTGTGCCCGGCCCAGCCGCTCCCGCGCTGCCGCCCACCGCGCTGATCATCACCGTGCTGGTGCCGCTGCTCATCGCCGGGCTGAAGCGGGCCTTCCCCCAACTCCCCGCCGGCAGCCTGCCGGTGATTGCGCCCATCTTGGGCGGCCTCCTGGAGTATGCCCTCACCCAAGCGGGCCTGAACGCCGGTGGCACCGTTGCGGGCGCCGTGGCCGGCAGTGCCGGCGTGGGCGTGCGCGAGATCGTGAAGCACAACGTGGGCAAGTCGCCGCCCGCCGTGGCCCTGCTGCTGTTCGGCCTGCTGCTGTTCCCCGGCTGCACTTCGTTCGTGGTCGAGCAGGGGGACACCAGTCCGGAGCGCAGCATCACGTTCAAGCTCCGTGGCCGCGCCTGGTTCAGCGGCTCGCAGGCCATCGCGAACCTCAAGGCCATGCAGACCGACAAGACCCAGAGCTTCGGCACCGACTCGATCAACAACCGCGGCCCGACCAACGCCGTCGCCGTCATTGAGGCCGCGACCAAGCTCGTCGAAGCCGCCAAGCCCTGATCACCGCCCCCTTCACCCAGCCACTCTACCACCCCGAGAAGGGGCACCCAGCAAGATGACGAAGAAGGCCCCAGTGCCAACCGATGCTCAGGTGTTCAGCGACCGTGCGGGTTCGCCCGCTGCGTCGCGCGGAATCTCCGTGCCGCGTCAGGAGCAAGAGTCGGTCCGCAGCAAGCCCGAGGCGTCATCCCGAGTGGGTGCCCCGTTGACTTCAGCGCGGCGCGCCCGTGCGCCGCGTTCCCCGCGCCCGCCCCGTTCACCCCGTCCCCCGCGCCCGTGAGCCTCAACCCGTTCCTCGCCGGCATCCTGATTGGACTGGGCATCTGCCTTGGATTGCTCGTCATTGCCAACGTCCTCCTCAGCGACCCCGACCGCCCTGAGCTGCCCGCCCCCGCCGACGACTCCGACGACCTGCACGCCTGACCCATGTTCGCCGACGCTTCCACCACCCTTCCGATTTGGCTCAGCGGCCTCGCCGTCCTCGTCGCCACCGGCGGCGGCGTGTTCGCCCTCTTCATCACCCGGCGCGAGGTCGAGAGCCGCCAAGTGGACACCGACCGCCGCATGGCCCAGCACGAACGCGTCCACGAGAACATCTTCAGCAAGCTCGGCGGCGTCGAACGCGGCGCCGGCGAGAAGGTGGAGAAGGCCCGCGCCGAGTTCCGCGAACAGCTCGACGGCCTGCACGAGAAGGTCAACCGCGTGGACCGCTCCGTCGCCGCCATCGAGACCGAGACGCGCCTGCAGACCCGCACGCTCGAATCCATCTCCCAGCGCCTGGAGACGCTGACCAAACGCCCCAACGCATGAACCTCCAACTGGCCCTGCTCCAATTCCTCCGCGCCGCGGGCGACCTGCTCACCACCGAGACGCAGCTCCGCAACGACGCCCGCCTCGCCGTCACACCCGTGCCCACCGGCACCGAGATCAGCGAGGCGCTCAACGACCTCGAACGGCGCGGCTACGCCGTGGCCGTGCGCGACGACCTGACCCACGCCGTGCGCTGGCAGATCACCGACCTCGGCCGGGCCCAACTCGCGAAGCGCAACCTGTGACTCATGAGCCTCAAGAAGCCCCGCGCGGACGCCAAGCTGCTCAACCTCCCCGAGGAACAGCAGGAGCAGCTGGTCGCCTGGCTGTTCTCGGCCGGGATGACCTACGAGAAGGTCCGGCCGCTCGTGCGGAAGGAGTTCGGGGTCAGCTGCTCGCGAGCCTCGCTCTCGGCCTTCTGGTCGCAGGTCTGTGCGCCGCGCTTGATCTCGCGGCGTTCGCAGTCGCGCATCGGGGCGGAGAAGATCGCCGCGGAAGCCGAGAAGGAGGGGTGCATCTTCACCAAGGCCACGCTGGCCGTGCTCCGGCAGAAGGCCTTCGACCTGCTGGCGGACTCCAACGCGGACCCGGAGGAGGTGCGGGGCCTGCTGAGCCTGGCACTCAAGGCACGCGACCAGGACCAGAAGGGCGAGCAGATCGCCCAGGCGGAACGCCGCCTGAAGCTGCTGGAGGCGCAGGCGGAGAAGGTCCGCGAGGCGATCAGTGCCGCGAAGCAACCGGGCGGCCTCACGCCCGAGGCCCTCGCGAAGATCGAGGAGGCGGCGAAGATCCTGTGAGCGCGTCCGTCGTCACCACCAAGCGGCCCGCGTGGGTGCCGGCGCCGTTCGCCGGCCGGTGCAAGCTGTTCCCCGTGCGCGATGCCATGCTGCTGCCGTATCAGCGCGATTGGGTGATGGACGCCTGCCGGAAGCGCATCTGCGAGAAGTCCCGCCAGATCGGCTTCACCTGGGCGACGGCCTACGACCTGGTCCGCGACAAAGGCCAGCAGGGCAGTCAACGCGACGCGTGGATCACGTCCCGCGATGAGATGCAGGCCCGCCTGTTCATCCTTGATCTCAAGAATTGGGGCGCGCTGCTCAAGATCGGCGCCGAGGATCAGGGCGAGACCTTCTTCGACGGCGACCGCCAGCGCAGCGCCTTCACCCTCGCCTTCGCCAGCGGGGCCACCGCCTACAGCCTCAGCTCGTCGCCCGACGCCCAGGCGGGCAAGCGCGGCGACCGCGTGGCCGACGAGTTCGCCCTGCACAAGGACCCCCGCCTCCTCTACTCCATCATGCAGCCGGGCATCACCTGGGGCGGCAAGATGTCGATCTTCAGCACGCACCGCGGATCGCACAACTTCTTCAACAAGCTGATCGAGGAAGCGCGGCACGGCGGCAACCCCAAGGGCTTCTCGCTCCACCGCGTCACGTTGCAGGACGCCTTGGACCAGGGCTTCCTCTACAAGCTCCAGTCCAAGCTCCCCGCCGATGACGAGCGCCAGGGCTACGACGAGACGGACTACTTCAACGCGGTGCGCGCCGAGTGCGCCGACGAGGAATCCTTCCTCCAGGAGTTCTGCTGCGTCCCGGCCGACGACAACGCCGCGTTCCTCTCCTACGACCTGATCGCGGGCTGCGAGTATGCCCTGACGGAGCAATGGCGCCACCCGCTTGCCGAGCTGGCCAAGGCGCGCAATCCGCTGTTCGTCGGGGTGGACGTGGGCCGCGACCACGATCTCACCGTCATCTGGGTCATCGAGCGCGACGGCGGTGTGCTGCACACCCGCGAGGTGGTGACGATGCAGCGGGAGACCTTCGACGCCCAGGAGGACACGCTCTACCAGATCCTCGCCCTGCCCGGCGTGCGCCGCTGCTGCATTGACGCCACCGGCCTGGGCAAGCAGTTCGCCGAGCGGGCGCAGAAGCGCTTCGGCAACTACCGGGTCGAGGCGGTCACCTTCACCGGCCCGGTCAAGGCGGACTTGGCCTACCCCGTGCGCTCGGCCTGCGAGGACCGCTCGCTCTGCATCCCCAACGACAAGCTCATCCGCGCCGATCTCCGCGCCATCCGCAAGGAGACCACCGCGTCCGGCAACATCCGCTTCACCGCCGACCGCGGCACCAACGGCCACGCGGACCGCTTCTGGGCGCTCGCCCTCGCCGTCCATGCCGGCAAGGACGTGAGCGGCCCCTTCCACGCCTCCCCGGTCAGCCGCGACCGGTTCAACCGCCGGAGGGGTGCCGTATGACCCTCTTCCGCCGACGCTCCAGAATGCCCCAGGACGAATTGGGGGGTGTCAACACCCCGGCCGGCGCCAATCGTTCAATGGCCGGGCATAGCAGCACGCGTTGGGGCATTCCTGTGGGTGCATCTAACCCCGCTTCCGACCTCCAACCGGGAGGTGACCGGTGAATCCCACCCCCGAACCGACCGCCTCGGTCATCTCCCCGCAGCGCGTCGCCTTCCAGAAGCGCACCCGGACGAACCCCATCCGCCTGCTCGAACCGAGCAAGCTCGGCGACTGGCTCGACCACTTCGCCGCCGGCACCTTCCGGGAGTTCGCCCTGCTGGCCGATGCCATCGCCCGCCGCGACGACGTGCTCGCCACCGTCATCGCCAAGCGCACCGGCGGCCCGGCCCGCCACGGCTACGCCATCCTGATCGGTGACGACGTGCCCGAAGAGCGCCGCGCCGAGGCCGAGGCGCACAAGGCCGCCCTCGAGCACTTCTACGCGAACCTCGCGGTCACCGATGCGGTGGAGCGCGACGTGCGCGGCGGCTTCAAGCTCCTCGTGCGCCAGATGCTCCGCGGCGCCCTCGGCCTGCGCCGGGCCGTGCACGAGATCCTGTGGCAGCCCTCGCCCATGGGGCTCACCGCCACGCTGCAGCACGTCCCCCTCTGGTTCTTCGAAGGCCGCACCGGCGCCCTGCGCTTCCTCCCCAGCGACACCGCCTGGGACGGCCAGCCGATGGACCGCGACGCCTGGCTGATCACCACCTCCGAGTCCGCGCTGCTCGAACCCAGCGCCGTCGCCTACACCTACAAGCGCCTCGCGCTCGGTGACTGGGTGAACTACAACGACCGCTTCGGCTTCCCCATCATCGATGCCGCCACGGACGCCGCGCCCGACTCGCCCGAGTGGACCGCCCTCAGCACCGCCGTTGAGAGCCTCGCCCGTGAAGTCTCCCTGGTCCGCAGCCGTTCCTCCGAGATCAACCTCCTGGAAGTCGGCAACAGCGGCCAGCTCCCGTTCGAGCCGATGATCGAGCGCATGGACCGCGCCCTCGCCCGGATCTGGCGCGGCGCGGACCTCTCGACCCTCAGCGCCGGGGCCGGGCAGGGGCAGGGCGCCAGCGTGCAGGGCAGCGAGAGCGATCTCCTGGAAGAGGACGACGCCGCCCTCGTGAGCGAGACCCTCAACGAACAGCTCGATCGCCGCGTCATCGCCTGGAGCTTCGGCGAAGGCGTGAAGCCCCTCGCCTACGTGAAGATCGTCGTGCCGCGCCAGCGCGACGCCCAACGCGAGCTGGAGGTGGACCGCTTCCTCATTGCCAGCGGCGCCCGCCTGAGCGTGGACGACGCGCTCGAACGCTACGACCGCACCCCGGCCGATGCCGACGACCAGGTCCTCACGAGCCCCGCGCCCGCGCCCGTCGCCGCGAATCCCTTCGGGGCCTTCCCCCGGCCGCCGCTGAACGAGGCCGCCAACGAGGTGGGCCGCGCCCTCACCCGTGCCGCCGCCGCCGCGCCCGATGCGGACACCCTCCGCCTGGTGGCCGACGCCCGGCGCCGCCTCGGCCGCGCCACGGCCGCCGAGCTGTCGCCGCTCGCCCGCCGCCTCGCCGAGCTCAACGCCCTCACCGAACCCGTCGCCTGGGCCGCCAACGCCGCCCGGCTCGTCAGCGAGCTCCGCAACCCCGCCTCCGCGCTCCGCCAGCAGCTCGACCGCACCGACGACTCCGCCGACGTGCTCGCCCAGGCCATCGCCACCAGCCTTCTCCGCGGACTCACCCCCGGAACCCCCGCATGAACCTGCTTCGCCGCCTCCATTCCGCACTCCGCATTCCGCGCTCCGCCATTGCCCTGGCCGCCAACGAAGCCGCGCCGGCCGAGTGCGACCACATCTCCGCCGCCAACGAGCTGAAGGCCGACGCCGACAACTGGGTGATCCTCGCGCCCTACGGCGACCACGACAACAGCGTGGGCCTGCAGCGCTTCCGCCGCGAGGACGCCGAGAACATCGTCAACGAGTTCAAACGGCTCGCGAACCTGCCCACGCGCCTGCTCGGCCTGCCCTTCTACATCGGCCACCCGGACCACGACGCCTTCAAGGCCCGCTACACCGACACCCGCGCCTACGGCCGCATCAAGCAGCTCAAGGCGACCGAGACCGGCCTGGCCGCGAACGTGAAGTGGAGCGACGCCGGCCGGCAGCTCATCGAGAGCGAGGCCTTCCACGGCCACTCGGTGAACTGGGCCATGCGCAAGGAAGGCAACGTCTGGCGCCCGTTCCGGCTGAAGAGCGTCGGCTTCACCAACGAGCCCAACATCCCCGTGCCGCCCGTCACCGCGGCCAACGAACTCCCAGGTGACAGCACCACCATGAACAAGACCGAGATCCTCAACTGGCTCAAGAGCCAGGGCATCGAGCTTCCCCCCGAAGCGACCGATGACCAGATCAAGGCGGCGCTGATGCAGATCGGCGAACGCCTCACCTCGGCCGCGAACGAGGCGACCACGGCCAAGGCCAGGGTCACCGAACTCACCGGCCAGCTCACCGCCGCGGAGGCCAGGGCCACCGCCGCCACCACCACCGCCGCCAACGAACGCAAGGAGCGCGCGAAGCTCCTGCTCGACCACGCGGTCACCGAAGGCCGGCTCACCGCCGCCGAACGGCCCGCCCTGGAGGCGGAGTTCGCGAACGAGGTCGCCTTCGACGCCACCGTGGCGAAGCTCGCCGCGCGGACCAGGCGCCTCCACACCCAGCCGGTCAGCGCCGGCCTGGGCCAGCGCAACGCCGACACGCGCTCCAAGCTGGACCAGATCCAGACCGCCGTGAACGAGCGCATGCGGAAGGACGGCTGCACCTACCAGGAAGCCTTCGTCCGGCTGCGCCAGGAGAAGCACGCCCTCTTCGTCGATGCCGCCAACGGCAAGTGAACCAGTCCCAACTCCCATCCTCTCCCTCCCATGCCTGAGAAGACCTTTGAAGAGACCTACGCCGACGAGATCGCCTGGCGGGTCCAAGCCGGCCTGAGCCGGGAACACGCGGTCCGAGTGGTCCGCGCCCAAGTCGCCCATGACGAAGCCGAAGCCGAGAAGGCCAAGGCCGACAAGAAGGCCAAGAAGGCCGATTGAGTCCCCGCAACCAAGTCCCCTCCCCAGTCCCATGAACTCCCTGTTCCTGTTCCTCCTCTGCCTGCCGCTGATCCTGGCGGCCGGCCTCCTGGCCGTCATCGCGCTTCGGCGCCGTGGCGATGCCCGCATCACCTACGGCGCCAACATCGCCGAAGGCACCCACGAAGACGGCCTCACCGGCTACGCCGACGCCGCCATCACCACCCGCCACCTGCTCTACAAGCGCGGCGTGGCGGCCAACACCTTCGCCGTGGCTGGCGCCACCGACCTGCCGCTCGGCGTCATCGCCGACGAGGTCGCCACCGCTGACATCGCCGCCGTGCCCGTCACGCTGGGTCTGCTCGGCAAGGGCAGCACCAAGCGAATGGTCGCGAGCGAGGCGATGGCCACCACGGGCGTTTACGTCTATGCCGCCGCGTCGGGCAAGATCGCCCTGAGCGGGTCCGTGCTGGTCGGCACGCTGTTGACCACCGCGGCCGCCGACGGCGACGTGGTCGAAGTGCAGGACTGCGAGCCGATCCAGGTGGCGAACACCGAGACGGTGACCGCCACCAACGTCATCGCGGCCAGCGAGAGCGGGAAGACGTTCTACCTGAACGCCGCCGCCGGCTTCGTCAGCACGCTGCCCGCGCCCGTCGCCGGCATGCGGTTCACGTTCATCGTGCAGACCGCGCCGACCGGCGGGGCCTACACCGTCGTCACCGCCAGCTCCGCCAACATCATCAAGGGCAACCAGAACTCGGTGGCCGGTGATGCGGGCGACTCCGGCACCGCCGACGACACCGTGTCCTTCGTCGCCAACCAGTCGGTGGCCGGCGACAAGGTCGAGTTCTACACCGACGGCACGAGCTGGTTCGCCTACGCGATCAGCCGCGTCGCCGCGGGAGTCACCTTCACCCAGGCGAGCTAACGCGCGCTCCACCGCAACTCCAAGTCCCAATCCCATGAAACACGGGAAGATCATCGAAGCCATCAATTCCGCCGAGCGCGCCTTTGCGCTCCCCGCCGATTCCGGTCGCGACCTCGTCGCGGGCCAGATCTACGCCGCCAACGAAGCGCGGTTCACCTCCGCCAACTACTCCGAGCCCCTCACGGCCTACACCGTGGGCTGGAAGGATCCCGAGAACCTGGAGGCCCTGCTCGCGCAGGTCGCGCCCGAGGTGTCGGTGGCCCGCCGGTTCGAGTTCAAGGCGGCCAACAACGCCGAGGCGTTCCTCAGCGAGACCGATGACATCCGTGCCATCGGTGCGCCGTTCAAGCGCGTCGAATACACCGGCAGCTCGGTGAACGAGAAGACCCACAACAAGGGCCTCACCACGCGCATTGATCACGACGATGTCGTGGGCGATGCCTGGCGCGAACAGGCGGTGGACCGCCTGATGATGCGCCTGCTGCGGAATGACCTCCGCCGCGCGCTCGTGCTGCTCAACGCCGCGGCGAACAACCAGGCGCGCATCTGGACCTCGGGCTCGCCCAACCCCGACGACAACCTCCGCACGGAACTCCGCGCCTCCGCCGACATCAGCGGCGTGCGGCCCAACACCGTGCTGTTCGCCGAGGCCGCGTGGGATGCCCGCGTGGGTGCCTACGAGGCCAGCACCGCGCCCGCCGCCGCACGCAAGGCCGCGATGACCGAGCAGGAGCTGGCCCGCCACCTGATGGTGGACCTCGTGCTGCCCATCAAGGCGCGCTACCAGTCCACGTCGTCCGCGAAGGCCGGCGTGATGACCGCCAGCACCGTGTTGCTCTACTTCGCGCTTCAGGGCGTGACGAAGGACGACGCGACCGACATCAAGCTGTTCCGCAGCCCGGCCCGCGGCGGCAAGTTCGGCGTCTATGTGACCGAGCAGGAGAAGTTCACCGACATCACCGTCGAGCACTACTCCAACGTCGTCATCACCTCCGGGCTCACCAGCAACATCCGGAAGATCACCGTCTCCTGACGTGACCCACCACGGGCGCGCTGCGTTCCTGTCGCGCCGCGCGCCCTTCTCTCCACCCTCCACTCTCCACTCGCCTTGGCCTGGATCACCCTCAGCACCGACGACGTGAAGCGCTCCCTCACCGGAGCCGAGTTCACCGCCCTGCAGACCGCCGCGCTCAGCAGCGGCCAGAGTGATCCCTTCACGGCGATCCTGGCCGAGATCATCAAGGAGGTCCGCGGCTACGTGGCCGCGTGTGCCGAGAACTCCCTGGGCGACGGGCTCACGATCCCCGAGGAGCTCAAGTCCGCCACGCTCGCCCGCGTCCGCTTCGAGGCGTTCACCCGCCTGCCGCTCGGCCGGTCGCTGCTGACCGAGGACCGGGTCGAGGCGAACAAGGCCGCCGAACGCCTCTTCGCCCGCGTCGCCGCCTGCACGTTCAAGGTCGAGCAACCCGCCACCGTCTCCGCCGAAGTCATCGGCAGCGGCCGCGTCACTGTCCTCTCCTCCTCCCCCCGTCGCGCCAAGCCGAGCCAGATGGCCGGCCTCTGAACTCCCCGCTCCATGCCCCTCCTGGACACCATCACCGACTTCGCCGAGGCGCTCCAACGCCGCGCGGCCCAGTCGCTGCTGCCCACGAACTGGGGCACGGCCGAGCTGCAGCAGCTCCCGGCCGAGGTGCGCGAGCGGTCCTTCTTCAGCGCCCGCGTGGCCCGGCAGGACTTCCTGGAAGCCTTCGCCGACCGCGTGGACCGAATCCTCCGGCCCAGCGCCCAGGTGCGCGCCGACGGTTCGCCCTTCACCCAGGGACTCGACTTCGCCAGCGCCCGCGCCGAGCTGAAGCAGGCCCTTGCCGACGCCGGCTACCAGCCCGACCCGGAGGACCGCGGCACGTTGAAGGACCTGTCCAGCAACGTGCGCCTGGACCTGATCCTGAAGACCAACGTCGAGCAGGCGCAGGGCTACGGCCAGTTCGCCCAGGCGCAGACCGAGGAAGCCCTGGACCTGTTCCCCTGCTGGGAACTCTTCCGCGCCGAGGGCCGCAAGGTGCCCCGCGACTGGTCGCAACGCTGGGCCGAGGCCGCCGCCGCCGTGGGCGACACCGACGCCGCCGAGGTCGCCGCCGCCACCGGCCGCCTGATCGCCCGCAAGGACTCGCCGATCTGGAGCGAGCTGTCCCGCTTCGGCACGCCCTACCCGCCCTTCGACTTCAACTCCGGCATGTGGACCCGCGACGTGGACCGCGAGACCGCCGTGGCGCTCGGCGTCATCGGTGATCTCGACGTGATCGAGCCGCAGTCCCGCCCCTTCGCCCTCGCCGCATGAGAGTCCTCCTCAACGACCAGGCCACGGGCTCGCTCGCCGACCTCATCGAGCAGGTGAAGCCGGCCCGCGCCGCCCGCGTGGTCGCGCCCGCCGCGGCGAACCTCTTCCGCACGCACCTGTTCAAGCTCAACGACGAGCGCCCAAACCGGCTCGGCGGCAAGCGCACGAACTTCTTCAGCCAGGCGGCCAAGGCCACCAGCGCGACCGCCGAGGGTGGCACCGTGAAGGTGAACGTCGCCCACGTCGGCATCCGGCAGCGCGTCGAAGGCGGCACGATCCGGCCCACGAACGGCCGGAAGTTCCTCACGATCCCCGCGCGAAGCGAGGCCTACGGCACGCGGGCCAAGGAGCATCCCTTCCTCGTGCCGATCTTCTTCCGCTCCGGGGCCGGTGCCCTGGTCGAGGCCGACCGCAGCGACCTCGGGGCGCGCGACGAAGCCCTCTCCGGCCGGCGCCGGGGCGACGAGCCGGCCGCGGCGGAGTTCGAGCGCGGTGGCGGCGTCTGGTTCTGGCTGGTCAAGTCGGTGACCCAACGACCCGACCCCACCGTGCTGCCGGATCGCGCCGCCATCATCGGTGCGTCCACCCAGGCGCTCGATGCGTGGGTCGCCCTGCAGTCCAAGCGCGCCGCCGCCAAGGCGCAGAAGGGAGAGGCCTGATGCTCCTGGAACTCCAACAGGAGATCGCCGCCCGGCTGGAGGCCGACGCCTTCTTCGCCGACGTGGACGTGCTCACCCAGAAGTCCGCCGACCTCGACAGCGAGATTGAGCGGGCGCTCGCGACGCTGGGTGTGTCCATCGTCATCCTCACGCCGAACGCCGACGTGACGAACGGCGACCTGCAGGGCCCGCGGCTGGATCCGATCCGCATCGTCGTCGCGTGTGCCGAGACGCCGCTCCTGAACGCCGCCGGGCCCCGCGCCCTGGCGTGTGCCGAGCGGGCGCTGACGCTGCTCCACCACTGGACGCCCGATTCGCTGTCGGTGCCTCTGGTGGGCCGGAGCCTGGTGCTGGCCGATCCGCAGCCCGGCATGACGGCGCACAACGTGGAGTTCACCGCCGCGGGCGGCCTCGACGCCGAACTCGACGAGCTGGTCCTCACCGCCGACGTGAGCGGCGATCCGATCGAGCTGACGTGCGCGACGCCTGGCGCCGCGATCTTCTACACGCTCGACGGGCGGAACCCCGCGCCACGCAACGGCACGCTCTACACCGGCCCGTTCGGCCGCCCCGCGGCCGGCACGCGGCTGAAGGCCCGCGCCTGGCTGGCCGGCTGGCTGCCGAGCAACGTGGTCAACGAACTCCTCACCTGATGCCCGCCACCATCACCGGCAACGTGCTCGCGATCACCGGCAGCGGTGTGTCGTTGGCCATCAAGATCGAGACGTCGGCCACCGCACCCGTGGTGACCGAGTCCGGCAGCGTGGTGGCCGCCCAGACGCGCCACATCCGCAGCGACGACGACGGGGCCTTCACGGTCGCGCTCGCGCCGGGATGGTATGAGTTCACCTTCGGCGCGGGCCCGCGGATCCAGATCCAGGTGACGGAGGAGTCGGGCAGCTACGACTTCGTGGACCTGATCGACGACAGCGTGGTCACGCCCACGCCGGTCACCCCGACACCGAACCCGAGCTACCTGCCGGCAAGCCAGAGCACGGACGACGTGTTCATCATCAACGGGCACCTCTACCTGCGGAACCCGGACACCACGCAGTTCCATCGCGTCACGGGCGTCGTGTCCGGCGGCGTGTTCTCCCTGTCGCTCGACTCCACCGGCACCGCCACCCCGACATGAGCACCTTCCTTCGCTTCCTCGCGTCTTCGCTGTTCGTCCTGCTGGCCGCGAGCGCCGCCCCGCAGATCGGCCTGCTCACCGACACCAACGGCACGGTGCTGCGGAGCGGCTTCTGGAAGACGAACATGGCCGGCATCAGCAACGCGATTGCGCTGAACGGCTACCTGAAGGCGGCGAACGGTTCCGGCAGCGGACTGACGCTGGCCAACTCGACGCTGATCGGCGACACGCTGCTGAGCATCGGCAGCACGAACCGCGTGCTCGCGCTCGATGACAACGGCTACCTGGTGTCCGTCGGCGTGACGCGGACGGAGGCGGGCTACCTCTCCGGCGTGACGGCGGGTCTCCAGGCCCAGCTCAACGCGAAGAGCGCCTGGCTCGCGCTGCCGACGAACTACTTCACGGTCACCAGCTCCACCAACGTGACGCTGAAGGCGCACGGGATCAGCAGCCTGGTCAACGTGACCGCCGGCGATCTCCAGGATCTGGCGAGCTTCGGCGTGTTCGACGCGAGCTACCCCACGCGCGTCCGCGTCCTTCGCGACGAGAACGGAGCGATCCTGGGATCCGGGCGCTGGTTCAACAAGGACACCACCGACACGCGGATCAGCGACGGCATCACCATCATCCTGCCCATTGACGTGCCGAGCGACGCCTCGCCCGGCCGCTGGGTGCTGGAGGGTTACGAACCATGAGACGCATCTTCTTACTGGTCTTCACGGCCTTCGCGCTCCTGCAGGCATTGGCCCAGGAAGTGGTCACGGTGCCCACCGTGGGCGCGCTGCAGACCAGCCGGCCACAGTTGCTCGGCCGCAAGGACAGCGGCGGCACAACGCAGGCGACCGTGCAGATCGGCGACACCGGCGGCACCCAGCTCTTCGTGTGGGACAACAGCTCGACCGCAGCGACGAACAGCAGCGGATTCCCCCGCGTCATCGCCTCGCCCTACGGCGCGAGCACCGGGCGCTGGGTATCAGTGCCCTACAGCGGCATGATCACGGGCGGCCTGCTGGGCGGCACAACGGGGATCTCCGGCCCGCTGTCCGTGGGCGGCGTGACCCTGAGCACCAACGAGCTGAGCTATCTGGACGGCGCAACCAACACCCTCCAGACGCAGCTCAACCACCTCAAGCAGTCGGCGGTGAACGCCCGTGAATACGGCGCCATCCCGGACGACGGTCTGGACGATTACCTGGCCATCACGGCGGCGTTGGCTGCGGGCAAGAGTGTCCTGCTTCCGGCCGGGACCTACACGGTGACGAACACGCTGACCCTTTCCGCCGGCCAGGCCCTGGTGGGTGCCGGCCGCAGCCTTACCATCCTCAGCTTTGCCATCCCGGCCAACACGCCGGCCGTGAGCATGGGGCGCTACACGGTGCTCGCGTCGCTGACCGGAACGTCGCCCTACACTGCGGACATCTCGACTTACACTGCGGCGCACTGGGACGGTGACTCGCGCGAAATCCAGGCGGGCGATGACAGCGCGATTGCGGATGTGCATTGGGAATACGCCGGGCACGGCGTGGACATCAACGCCAAGCGCAACGTGCTTGTCTCTCATTGCACCTTCACGCAGATCAAGAGCTGGGACGGGTCGGCGTCCTGCCTGCACGTCAACAGCTCCGACACCCAGGCGAACCTCTCGTCGCTGACCAGCTCCGGCACGACGGCCACCGCGACCACTTCCGCCGCGCACAACCTGGTGCCGGGCGACCGCGTGTGGGTGCGCAACGCCACGCAGACCGCCTACAACGGGAAGTGGGTGGTGGAAACCACGCCCACCAGCACCACCTTCACCTACAAGACGGACTCCACGCCGGCCGCCTCGCCCGCCACCGGCACCGTGGGCTGGTTCAGGGCGGCCTCGAACTGCCGGTTTGAGGCGGTGTCCATGTGGCGGAGCGACCGGGCATTTGAATTCGAGGACGGGTCGGAGAACCTGTTTGTGGACGGGTTCAAGTGCGACCTGATCAAGCCCGCCGGAAACGTCTCCAACGTCAGCTACTTCACCTACACCTTCGTCGTGAACGTGCATTGTCACGACGACACCAAGCGGGTGGAAAACGTGACGTTCCAGAACGGCATCGTGAGCCGGAGCGGGCAGGCGCTGGACGTGCAGGCGGCCACCCTGCTGGCGGCGGACGACATCCCCCGGCAGATTGCCTTCCGCAACATCCAGATCGTCTCTCCGGATGACACGCTGGCCGGATCCAAGTCCCCGATCTTTGCCCAGGGTCACGATGTGCTCTTTGAGAACATCGAGATCATCGGCCAGCCGTCCAGCCTGTCGGCCGGCTGTGCCTACATTGACGCGGCTTCCCGCAACATCACGTTGCGCAACGTCAGTTTTCGGAGCTGGAACGCCAAGGCGGTCGAGATCATTGACGGCGCCGAGAACGTCATCTTCGACCGCTGCTACTTCGGCCCTAGCACCGGCACGCCCAGTGGCGCCGTCTGCTCCGATGCCGGCACGGGCACGCAGTGGCTGGGGTGCCGCTGGGACTACGCCAAATCCAGCAGCTCGATGCAGCTCAACCTCGACACGACCAGCGAGCGGTGCCGGGTCGTCTCGTGCGTGTTCCTGGACAACAGCTCCACGCCCAACCTGAACAGCCAGGTTCGCGTGCGCGGCCCCCGCGCCGTGGTGATGGGCAACACGTTTGTGCTCGATTCCGCGGCCGTCATCCCCATCCGGTTCGATTCCGGGACCTGCCTGTATTCGGTGGCCCAGGGCAACACGGTGGCCAACGCCAACGGCAACGGCTACTTCGCCAGCATCGAGGCGTCCCATTGCGTGTTCACACACAATGCCTGCAATGATCGCGGGCTCCTGCTTACGGACAGCGGCACGCTGAACACGCGCGGGGAGAACCAGATGGGCGATGCCGGCTTTGACAAGCCGGTGGCCGAGCATTTCCGCCAGACTGCCTCGGTCACCGTGGCCAACACGGTCACGGAGACCACGCTGGTCGGCTCCGGACTTGGGAGTGCCACGTTGCCGGCCAACTGGCTGCGCGGCACCGGCGTCAGTTCGGCGGGCAAATCTGTCGGCGTGTCGGCCGGAGGATACTATTCGACCACCGGGACACCCACGATCCGCGTGCGGCTCAAGGCCGGGTCCACCACCCTGCTGGATTCCGGGGCGGTGACGCTGGGCAGCGGAGTGAGCAATCGTGCATTCCGGCTGGACACCACCATCACTGGCCGGACGACCGGGGTCTCCGGCACCGTGGTGGCGTCCGGCCTGCTGGTCCTGGACGGCACGT